GTCTTCGTTGGTGGTTTCCGGTACATAGAAGACGGTCGGATCGGTCGATTCAACGGGCCAATCAAACGGGTTCGACGGCATCTCAACTGTTTGGAAAAGCGGGAGAATAACATTATCACCCCGCACCTTTTCCCAGATTTGGGAAGCCCACAGCGTCGGAACCCATTCATCGCCATATCCGGATTGGGTACTGTGATCGAGTTCATTCGCCTTGATTGCGGCAAGGCTCTTGACGGCGGCATCGGTTTCGGAACGGTCTCCGAGGCGAAGCTTGCCCGCCTTGTAACCGTCTTCAATCTTGCCCGCCATTTCGCGCTGGAAATCAGCGCTCTTGACGGTCGGGGTAATGCCTTTCCAGTGTTCTCCGATCATCGCCAGATAGGACATATCGGCGGCGCTCAGGTCATGGAAACGCCCGTTGACTTCGATATGCGGGGTGCTATTCTGCTTTGCGGTCACACGTTCCTCGCCCGAATACGCGGGCACTTTGCTGGAGCCGCTGCCGATATTGGCCTTGATTGCGCCGTGCATCAGTTCGGCAACCGCCGACTTGATGGCAGCTTCGGCGGCCTGTTTCGATTCGGTACGGCGTTTCAGTTCGAGGCCGATCAGTTCAACGGCCTTTGCCGTCACTTCGGGTACGCTCATGGTGGGCGCGGCGCTGTCCGCTGGCGGTTGCAGCGCGGCGGCGACCTGCTGAGCAAGGGCGCTCTGTTCTTCGGGCGACAACTGCATATCAGGTCGCAGTGCCACCAACTGCTGAAGAACGGCGTCCACAATCTGCTGAATATCCATTGTGGTGTTCTCCTGTACGATTGAATTTGTAGATTCGGTATCCGACGTTCCGCCAATTTCGATTTCGATACCCCGCCCTGCTTTTGCCGATAGCACTTCCAGGAATTGAGGATCGATTTCATCCATCTGCGCTTTGAACGCCGTGGGATTAGCATGTAGGTGTTTGATTGGCCGAACCGAAATACGCGGTTCGGCGGGCGTAGGGGTCAGGCTGCCTTCGATTACAGGCCAGCGTTTAATTTCCCCTTCCGGGTCGATAATGACCAGATGAGACATGGAGCCGGATGACCAGCCAATCATGCCATCTTCGATGAGTTTCAGCACTTCCGCGACATAGCGGTTGCGGAGGTCAAGCTGTGCCTCTGCCCATACACCGATGTGGTCAACTTTGAGCGTATCAATCGCCCCGATACGTGAGGTTTTCAGCAAGGCATCGAAACCGTGCTGATACAGCACCGGGCGCTCTTTGAACCAATCCAGGGCAAGGTCGGTATTCGGCGTAAAGAATTCGCCCTGTAAATCGCGCTGGTCAGGACTGCCCCACATAATGAGGTATCCGCCTACTCGGTTTTCACCGATGGCCTTGATCGCCATATCCATGTGTTGATCCTCTAGGGAACGACGGTTAGGAACGGAAGTAAGTCAATTTCAACCTGCCGGGCGATACGCCCTTGCCAGTAGGTGGCAATGGGTGCAACCGCTTTCCAACCCGTGTTGACGTGGAACCGCTGCTGAGGCGATACCCCGCGCGGGCGTAGCAAGCCGCCAACGAACTTCCCGTACTCGACATTGTTCTGCGTGCGGACGGATACCCCGTTGTCAGTGCGAATCACCCGCAGCCTGAAACCTTTGGCGTAGCGGCCTGTCCGCCGATAGGGTATCCCTTTGCCAAAACCGCCCGTCGCAAAGAACGCGCGGCGCTGGCGTTCCGATGTCCATTCAATCGGGTAAACGACAGCGCCTGGCACTTCACCAAGTGCGGCCAAAACATCCGGCTCGACCTTGCGAACCGCGCCGCTGACAACCTTCTCAAACAAACCTTCAAAGTCATCCGCGAAAGCTTCGAGGCGGGTCAGCGGCTCAATCTTCAGGGTTACGTCCGTGCGATACATCAGAACCAATTCCCCCGCGCCTTGCCGTTGACCTTGACCAGCTTGCAATCGCACTGCCACCCGCCACATTCCGTGTGTTCGGTTGGCGGGATGAGACTGCGCGTTGCATATTGTTTCATGCGGTGACGCTGACCGTTCAAGGTGAGGCAGGTCGTGCAATGCTCTTCAGTATTGCCGAGTACCCATTCGTACAATCCGTTCTGGTCTGCGGCAACCATACCCGCCTGATAGAACGGCATGATTGATTTGTTGAACCACATAGCAGGCTTGTTGTCGGCCTGTGCGTCACTTACGCCGTCGCCCTTGAACAGCACCGCCCCGAATTCGGTTACGTAGCGCGATTGTTCACCGAGCATCATACCGATGGTGGCGAGGTCTTCTTCGTCTAGTTCGGGGTCTTCCAAGCCGCCATCTCGCAACCCGTCGGTATAGGCCGATCGCCCATAACGGTTCAACAGTATCCGTAACCGAACGGCGAATGCGCGGCGGTCAACGGCTTCCGACCGTGCTTCGGACAGTAGGTCTTCAAAGTCCATTTCAAAATCCAGGCGGGTAGCCTGAATCGCTTTGTAGCCCAGTACCTCGCGGGCGCGGTCAAACACCGCCTTGAGCGCATCCCTATCCCCCGTCACCTCACTGAGCGCCACGCGAATGGCATCGGCTACACTATCCGGCACAAGGTAGTTTTTGAAGGGCTTGCCCGCGTTCTTACCCGATACCTTGCGCTGCCATGCCGCCAGTTCGTCAAGGGCGCTTTCATGGTAGCTGGCAAAATGCGGGTTATCGTGAATGTCGGCCGTTTTGGTCGGTTCGTCTTTTCGTGGGTTGCACGTTTTCGACCAGACGGTTTCACCGTCTACCACGAAAACCAATTCGTCTGGCTCTACCGCTACTTTTGGATTGAATACGAACGGGCGCGGCTTGCTGCTGGCGTAACCCATTGTGATGTGCGGCTTATAGGCTTCCGGACTACTGAAACCTGATACCCCCGCCCCCGCGTCCATTGCCGCGTCGTAGCAGTCCGCTTGCAATGTCAACAAGCCTTCATTGCGGCGGATGCGGAAGTGAACCGGGTACTGGCCGACGCTTTCAAACACGCCCAAACTGCCCAAACGTAGGGCAAGGTCAGGAACGTCCATGCTATCTAGCGCCGCGCGAATAGTCGCTACCTGTTCATCGGTGATCGATGGAAATGAAACCAACGTCACATGGTAGTCTTCAGGATCATTCCATTCACACGGCACATCGCCGATATACCCGCGCGTTTGCCGGCCCAGTGCAATCAGGTCAGGATGACTTCCGCAAGTCAACATCAGTGCCGCCGATTTCCCCATGACTGGCGCAGCGTTGACNNNCGGGGTTGTGGCGTTCGGTGGCGTCACATCGGGCAGCGTGGGGGCAAGCACAGGCTCGGCAACGGGCGGCATCAGCTGCGCCTGTACATCAGTCATTTGCGCGGCTTGGACCACGATAGAACCCGGCTTGAACAGGTAGAAATCACCGCCCGGTAGCTCTTCGTAATTCAGCGCCGCTTGCATCTGATTGAACGTAATCGCGCCCGCCGCGTACTGCGACAGAACCATGTCGCTGCGTTCTCGTGTTTGCGTTGCCAGCGCCAGAATCGCATCGGTATCAAACTCGAACCAGTGCCGGGTCATACCGAGCCACGGCAGAATTTCTAACCGAATGAACCGCGCCACCCGGTCGGCGAAGGGGATAACTTCGTTTTCCTGCCATGCCGTTTTCATCTCACGGAACGTAGA